CGCGGCATCGGTGGGTGAGGTAATTTGGAATGAGCCAGACCCTCAAGGAAGCCCCATCGGTGTCGCTAAAACAAACCAAGCTAATGAGCCTGGTGGAAGCGGTCACAAACGTCCTCATAGGATACACAATCGCAACCGCAGCAACTTATGTTATACTACCTATGCACGGTTATGACGTAACAACACAAAAGGCTTTGTCTATTTCCCTAGCGTTTACTGGCATATCCTTAGCGCGTTCTTACATTTTACGCAGGTTTTTCAATAGGTTATGATATGACTGAAAAAAACAAAGGCGGCAGACCACTTATAGAACTAACCAAAGAACAGAAAGCAGAAGTAGAAACACTCGCGGCTGTTCTAAGCACGGAGCAAATAGCAGACTACTTCGGTATCGGTAGAACAACATGGTTTGCAATACTAGACCGCGACCCAGAGGTTTCTGAACTATATAAAAAGGGTAAAGCTAAAGCAGTGGGCTTCGTAGCACAAAACCTTATTCAAAAAGCTAGAGGCGGCGATCTTGGCGCACAAATATTTTACCTAAAGACACAAGCGGGCTGGAAAGAAACCAAAAAGGTTGAAGGTTCTGGCGAAGAAGGTGAATTGGTCGTGGCCTATAAATGGATAGACGATGACGACGAGGACGATTAGATATAAGCCTCGCAAGCTGCTCAAAGCATTTCATAGACGCTCTGAACGCTATGCTATTATCGTAGCACATAGACGTTTCGGCAAAACCGTTGCAGCTATAAACGATCTAATCAGGGACGCACTTACAATACCGCGCAAGAATGTTCGTGTAGCTTACATTGCGCCATACTACCGACAGGCCAAAGCTATCGCCTGGGATTATTTACTAGAATACACCAAAGATATTGAGGGCAGCGTGGCAAACGCAAGCGAACTGCGCGTGGACTTTCCTAACGGTGCGCGGATACGTTTGTTTGGCGCTGATAACTACGATGCTATGCGCGGGCTGTACTTTGACGCTGTTGTGTTGGATGAGCCTGCCGACTTCCCTGCAAATGCTTGGCCTGCCGTAATCCGTCCTAGCTTATCAGACCGCAAAGGACGTGCTACATTCATAGGAACACCCAAAGGCAAAAACGAGTTCTGGGATATATGGCATGAAGCACAAGACGATCCAAACTGGTATGCAGAAATGTTCCGCGCTTCTGAAACATCAATCTTGGATCAAGAAGAACTTGACGAAGCCCGACAGACAATGGGCGATGACCGCTACGACCAAGAATTTGAGTGTAGTTTTGAAGCGGCAATTCAGGGGGCTTATTACGCAAAAGAAATGAAAGCGGCTGGCGAGGACGGTAGAATATGCGCCGTGCCTTATGATCGCGCTGCATCTGTTGTGACCGCCTGGGACTTGGGAATTGGCGACAGCACCGCAATTTGGTTTGGTCAGTTTGTGGGGCGCGAGGTTAGGATTATAGACTATTACGAAAACAGCGGAGTAGGATTAGATCACTATGCAAAAGTTCTCTTGGACAAAGACTATCAATACGAGCAACACATTCTGCCGCATGATGTCCAAGTCAAAGAACTGGGAACAGGGAAAAGCAGGCTTGAAACGCTTGACGCGCTGGGCATACGGAACATTGAGATTGCGCCGAAACTAGCGGTAGAGGATGGTATTCAGGCTGCGCGTAGCATGATCCCGCGCTGTTGGTTTGATGAAAGCAACTGCACCAGGGGCATAGAAGCACTTAGACAATACCGCAGGGACTACGATGAAAGGCTTAAAACCTGGCGTGGCAGACCATTGCACGATTGGACATCACATGGCGCAGATGCGTTTAGGTATCTTGCGGTAGGTTATCGTAGGGAAAGCGATTGGGGTGAGCCAATCAGAAGGAATTTGCGCGGCATAGCCTAGTGTGATAAGGTGCAGCTAACATAGGAGTTGCCCATGCCAAAAAAAGGTTTGTATTCCAACATTCACGCTAAACGTAAGCGGATTAAGGCTGGTTCTGGCGAAAAGATGCGCAAGGCTGGGTCTAAAGGTGCGCCAACAGCAGCAGCGTTTAAAGCAGCCGCAAAGACAGCTAAGAAAAAGAAAGCGAAAAGATAATGGGTATTCTTGACGATTTATCAATGGGTCTTGGCCTAAAAGACCGTGACGATGATTACTACGAGCGCACTGCGCAGACGATAGGGCGCACACAAGGTGCAGATCGGGAAGCAACTTACCGCCAATCCAGAGCATTCAGGGGCAAGCCAAAACGCGCTGGGCTTCTATCTGGCTTTGGCGGCGGTTCTGACGGAAGCCCATCAGACCGTGAGCAATCACGCGGTTTGCTGCCTACGCTTTTGGGTTATCGTGATATGCAAGATATGTTTGATCGCGGTGGGCCTTATGCATCTGGGGGGATGTATCAAGGTGCTGGTGGTTACAGCATGTTGGCTAACTTGGCGCATGCACTGAGCGGTCAAGAGTTTGGTGAGCGTACACCCTACGAAAAGATACAAGCGCAAGCTGTTATCAAAAGCACAGATGGTGCTGTTCCAGAGGCTACGCGCAATGCTATATCAAGCCTGCGTCCTATGCTGCGTCCAGAAACTAATCCTTACGGTGTTGGTGGTGGTTTTGACGTAACTGCGCCACCTGCAATGACAAATCCTTATGCAGTTGGCGGCGGTTTTGATCAAACAGCCCCAGCGGCACCACCTGCAATTCCAGCCCCACCCACACAAAGCATACCTACAACTTCTGGTGCGCCATCAATGGGTATGACATTAGATGAATACATCATGTCACAAGGCGCTCCAGTAAATGACATGACCAAAGAGCAATATCTGCCATCATATTTGCAAGGGTATGGGATTAGCTACTGATGCCGAAAGACCCAAGATTAGCGAGAGCAGGCGTTAGCGGCTACAACAAGCCCAAGCGTACACCTGGTCACAAAACCAAGTCGCACGTTGTTGTGGCAAAGGAAGGTGACAAGGTTAAGACAATCCGCTTTGGTCAGCAAGGTAAGACAGGCGACAAGACAATGACGAAACGCGCCAAATCATTCAAAGCAAGACATGCCAAGAATATCGCCAAGGGCAAGATGAGCGCGGCATACTGGGCTAACAAGGTTAAGTGGTAATGGCTATAACAACATACTCAGAGCTAAAAACAGCAATAGCAAACTGGCTAAATCGGGATGACCTAACAGCGGTTATACCTGATTTCATTTCATTAACGGAAGCTGACATTCAGCGCAAGGTTCGGCACTGGCGCATGGAAGAACGCTCTACAGCTACGCTAGATGCAAGATATACGCAGCTACCAGACGGGTTCTTAGAGGCTGTACGGTTTCATTTGGATGTAGATGAGCGCCCGATTGAATTACTTACTCCTTTAGCACTACAGCAGCGCAGGCAGGGCAACTCAGATGCAGGTGGCAAGCCGCAGTTCTATGCAATTATTGCTGGTCAGATAGAAGTATGGCCCACGCCAGATGGAAGCTATACAGGTGAACTTTACTACTACGCCAGAACAGCGACACTTAGCGGATCAGTGGCAACTAACTGGGTTTTGCAGTATTTCCCTGATGCCTACCTTTACGGTGCGCTTGTTCATGCAGCGCCATATTTAGTGGACGATCAGCGTATAGGAACATGGGCAGCGTTGTATCAGAGCGCTATTGATGGTATAAATGCAAACAACGAAAAGGCCAAGTTTGGCGGTTCGGGTCTGCGTATGCAGGTCAACACATTCTAGGAGAAACACATGGCAACCATTTCAGATTATGTGCTAGACGCTGCACTGTCTAAGTTAGACACTGAGGCAGATCGCATAGACATTACCTCACAGGAAGTCACAACATACACAGAGGCGACAAGCACATATACACTTGGCAACTCTACTTCATTGTCTTTTGGTGCGCCAACAGATGGCGATACATCAGGGCGCAAGGTAACTGCGGCTGCAATTACAGATGGTTCTGTAACCGCCACTGGCACTGCAACACATTACGCTATTGTTGACGTATCAGCGACGCGCTTGCTTGCAACAGGTTCGCTAACAACCTCTCAAGCCGTAACATCTGGAAACTCATTCACAATCGCTGCATTTGATGTAGAAATCCCTGACCCTGCATAGGTGACACATGGTTACGCTAGTAAATAGGGCGCGTATGTCCACAAGCACCACTGGCACTGGCACAATTACTTTGGGTTCAGCATCAAGTGGCTTCCAGACGTTTGCGGCGGCTGGCGTATCAGATGGCGACGTTGTTCGCTACACGATTGAGGATGGAGACAACTGGGAAATCGGAACTGGCACATATACTGCATCAGGCACAACGCTTACCCGCACGGTTGCAGAAAGTAGCAACTCTGACGCTGCGATTAGCTTATCAGGTTCAGCTATTGTTTTCCTGACTGCTACAGCGGCAGACTTCCGTGAAGAAACTGTTGGCACTGTAACGTCTTCAACAATTGATTTAAGCACTGGCACGTTCTTTAGCGATGCGCCTGCGACTAGCAAGACATATGTTTTTAGTAACCCACCAGCGTCAGGCACGGCCTATGGGTTTACGATCAAAGTAACGCCCAGCGCAACTGTTACGATCACTTGGCCCTCCTCAGTTGATTTTAGTAGCGGCGTAATCCCACCGACACCTGCTAGTGGAAACACAAACATTTATACGTTTTACACTGTTGACGGTGGCACAACGTATTATGGTTTCTTAGCAGGGTCGGATATGCAATGAGCAAGATAACACGCTATCAACTTAGTGCAGCCTCCAAGCGAAATGCTCCTTACGCATTTGATCTAAGCTATGCGACAAGCCTGTATTCACTTGACGTAAGCACTGAGGAAGCACAACCATATGGCATAACGTTGAACCCAAACGGTAGCCAGATGTTTGTATGCGGCCTTCAGCTAGAAGAAATCAATACATACACGCTGTCCCAAGCAGATATTCTTAGCTCTGCGTCTCACGCGCAAGTAGACACAGTTGGCGCAAACCCATGGGGGCTAGACTTCAATGAAGACGGGACACAGCTTTTCGTTGCGCGTGGCGCTACATCTACGAATGAATATTACACACTAAGCACCGCATATGACGTAAGCACAGCAACGCTAGACAGCAACTTAAATTCAACAGCATTTGGTGGTTGCAGGAAGTTTAAGCTTCCGCAAAACGACTACAATTATATGTATATGCTAAACACGACTGACGAAATTCAGAAGGTGTTTCGGTATATGTATGATCCGCAGCCGCTAAACACAACGACAAGTGACCTTGTTCATTCTCGCTTTGTAGACAGCGGAAACAAGTTGGCATCAGGCGGTCGCAATGGTCGCCTCGCAGTAAGCACTTTATCTAGCTACAGCTTTGCGTCTGCATCTGTAGCGAGTTATGACCCCACAGAGACAACCCAGCGCGGCTCTTTGGCTTTTTTGCCAAATGGTAATGTTAGTTTTGGAGTTTACTTTAGCACTTATGCATATCCGTATGTAAATGAGTATAGCACCCCATATGACGTAACTACGCTCACTAACGATACTAATAGAAACATCGCAACCATTACTACAACAGGGACAACAAACTCTGCGCAAATTATCTTGCCAGACGAACCAAGCGCAAGCCCATATGCAGCATATTTTAACTATAATGCGCTTACACCTTCTGGGACTTACGAATATCTCAGAATAGGGCCAAACCTTAAAGCGGCAACGGGCGTATCAACTTTTGCCAGAATTACTGGGATGTTTATTGGGGATAGCGGTTATAAGTTCTATGCCTATGATGAGGGTGCGGATGACATCCACGAGTTCAACCTAACGTATCAAGACAGCTTAGAAGACATGACATATGTCCGTAGTGTCGGGCTTTTGCCTGCAAACTTAGACTTCATCACATTCAGCGGCGATGGCATGAAGCTATACGGATCAAACGGTTCATACTTGCTTTATCAGTGGCCCCTGACAACAGCGTGGGACTTGTCGTCGCTAGGGTCGTCTAGTTCAAAGAATATCGGCGGCACAGGCTTGGATATTGCTGGCTTAGAGTGGGACACGGGCGGCTATTACTTTACTATTCTTGACGACGCTACAGACACGCTGATTGAGTATGAAACAGATACTCAGTGGGACATCGCTGGCGGCACAGTAACAGCAACTGGCAATAGTTATGCGTTTACAACAAACCCCGCTACTTCATACAGGTTTAGATTTAGCTCCGATGGGCTTTCAGCATACATCGTAGGCAATGATGACAATATCTACGAATACACGCTATCTAGTGCTTTTAATGTTGGCTCTACAGTTACCTACAATGGGTTTTTTGAAACGCTTAACTCGTATACCAACTTTACTGGATCAACCATTCTGCCTGTTTATGGTGGATACACAATGTATGTCAGTGATAGAAACCATAACGCTATCCAAACATTCCAGTTTGATACGCAGTACGACATAACGACAATGAAGGAAGGGGCATCCATTCCGTCTACGTTTGAGCCAAACCTGCAAGATGATTTCGTTGCGCCGATCAAAACAAACAAGAAGGTAACGATTTCTGGGGCGCACACCTTGTGCGTGGCTGACAATGGCAATCGCATGTATTATGCAATTGATGAAACTGTATATCAGACCAGCCTGACTGACCCATACGACATAACGAACTATACGGCGGTCGGCAATAAAGCCTTGTTTGACAGCAACCAAACCGCAACTTACCGCACGATTATTGGTCTTTCATTCAATGCGACAGGCACAAAGATGATTGTGTCAACGTACTTTTCGCCCACAGTCATTGAGTTTGACCTCAGCACTGCGTGGGACATTACGACAGCGACTTACAGCCCAACTACAAATAATGTTCCTGAAGTTTTGATTGCGAAAGAAGAAGTTTCGTTTACCACAAAAGACACAGATGTTCGTGGTTTTGACATTTCGCCCGATGGCAGAAACCTGATTATCGTAGGCACAAGTACAGATGATGTGCATAGATATACAATGGCAACGCCTTTTGATATAACAAATGCAGCATTCTCAGAGACTTTGGACTTGGGAACAACT